TTAATTAGACAACTCTAAAAAAGGTGCTAATTTATCTTCAATAAAAGAATAGTTCCGATGAGTCTTTATTTCTGCGATAACAGCTTTTATTTCATCATTATCTAATACTTTAATAAAAGTATCACGTTGCTGACGAGCTAAACTGACAATATGATCGACAGCAATATGTGCCCGTTTCATATCATATACATTTAAGGAATGAACTATAGATTTTAAAAAACTTCTTAGAGAAGAAGATAAATATTTATCTTTAAAAGTTATCCCTTGTACCATATATATGCCTATATAGGCTTCGTTAGACTCATAAAAAAGTTTTTCATCTATCCTCTGAATTTCACTTCTATATTTTTCTTGTATCTGCTGAAGATTACGTATTTCAGCTCTGTATTCTATTGAGTTATATATCTGAAAACCAACAATAAATGTCGTACATATTCCCATTAATGTTGTAATAATACCAATATAAACACTACCTGATATAGTAGTATTATCTATAAAATGCAACAAAATTGCAATAATAGATAATATGCCTATTACGACTATCGATATATATATAAATCTATGAGTATGCTTTTTTAAGAGCATATCATTCTTTCCTTTTTCAGAAGGATTTTCGATATAGACACTTCCTGTATTATTAATTCCATACAAATTATGACTATTTATAAAATCACCCGTTCGTTGTTCCATACTTGTATTCAATTATAGAAATTAATCTATCGATTTGCTCTTGAAATTTTTCTGTTGTCTTTTGATTGGATTCTACTATTTTTAAAAGAGTGTTATAGGCATCTGGATTTATATGAATCTCCTGCCCATTTACATTAACTCCAGCAACATGGCTATTAGAAATATCTCCAACTGTTTGAATCGGCTTCAACATTTCCCCTTCACCTGTAACTAACCAATTTGTATTCAGTTCAGGGAATCTATTAGATATTTTATTTATTGTGGTTCTCCTAGTTCCATCTCCCATCTTAGATACTGCTCCATTACTCAGATTTACAGCATTTTCAAAAGCTTGCACACTCAACCCGGTATGGGTAATAAATTGCATCAATCGTCCTTTTATGTCCATATAAAATCTTAATTTATTTTAAATATCTAACAACATTGATAGATATAATATAGATATATTAGATATTTATCTATATTTGCACCATAAAGTTAGTGCAAAAGTGCAATAACAGCAAAATAAAGTTGGAATAAAAACAGCAAAATAGATTATTCACTCTAAAAAAGACAAGATATGACACAAAAAGAATTCGAAGATAGAATCGGTGGAAAGTTCGTAGGTGATTATTCAGAAGTAGAAGAATTCTATATGAATACAGACCTTGATAAAGACCTTTTTTGTAAGCTGTGGATTGAAAATCCAACCGCACTTAAAGAGATAGAACGGAAGACCGTATTAATACGTGAACTATACGAAGAGCGTAAATGCCTTTCTAACCTTTTGATAGATCAAGCAGAAAAATGTAATGCAAGCGATTTGAGAGAAATGGCAATCGCTATGATTGGCGAACGTGAGTACCTCAGAAGAAAGATTGCTAAGGGTTATAACCTCTGGGATGATGATAAGAAGTTGTTGGATAATATTTTAAGCAAGTAATAATCATGGGATTTTCAAGATGTGCCACGTGCAAATACTTTAGTCGCAGCACTGAAAATAAAGCTATTGGTCTTTGCGCTAAAAGAGATTCCGAAAAATGGCTCGCAAATGGAAAGGCTTGTTTGGAATACGAAAAGAAAAAACAAAAATAGATAACCAATCCCGGCCGGGCTTGACCACCTTGCCGGGAACTCAGACAATAATATCAGGTATATGGAAAATCAATTAGAAATTATTAAATCCAATCTCCCTTATGGCTATGAGGGGAGCATTGCAAAAGAAGCAGGATGTTCAAAAGGCACAGTACATAATATCCTAAACAACAAGCCTGCATCTGCCCGTTCATCTTATAAGGCTAAAGTTCTCACAATAGCAACCAGAATGGCTAAAGAAGCCTTGGAAGCCTCAAAAGGAGTTTCTAAAGCGGCAGCCGAATTAGAAACATTGCAAAATGGAACTACAAGCGAACAATGAATTAACCAAGCGTGAAAATCAGATCGCCGGACTTGCCTTTTGCGGACTCGCAAAGAAAGAAATGGCAGACAGGCTTCACGTGGCTTACGGAACTATCAACGTATTGCTCGACAAAGCATACAAAAAGACCGAAACCAGCAAATTAAATGAACTGGGGTCATGGTGGGCCAATAGAGTATTTACTCTAAACATAGATTTTCAACAGCTACAAAAAACGATTATAGCTCTTTGCTTCTTGGGAATAACAATATTCCAATTTTCAGTAGATAATCATCACGATTATTACTACCGAACAAGAAGAGGAAGAACGCAAAGATACAAGACAGAAGAAATATCTCAACCTAATTATAAACAGGCAGCATAGCATAGAGTTGCAATGTGTTTCAGATAGTGAAGAAAGCTCGTAACCAATAATTAACCAACCTAAGAAACAGCTAAAATGGGAGAAAGATATTTAGAAAGAATTGTAGCAAGCGGCATAAAAATCGGAACGATTCAGACGCTTAAAGCATTAGGGCTACTGCCGGAGGTGGTAACAATCTCCCAAGCAGAAAAGATATACGGACGTCGTCTCATTACAGAATGGCGTAGTAAGGAATGGATAAAGTTTTATCCTGCAAAGAACAAGGAACGCGGCAAGTATTATGTGAAAATGTCCGAACTAGAAACAGCAAGTGCCATGATGGATATTCATAACAAAGTACCGGCCAACATAATCAAAGTATTAATGCAAGTACCATGACTGCAAAAGATATACAAATAGGGCAGAACATTTCAGCCGGATTCTTTTTCCGGTGCGGACATTACGGGGATGATGTGGACTACGCCATTATTACCGGAGTGGTTATACGCAAATTGGAATGCTATAATCAGGTGCTTGTTGATGTCGATTTAGAACAATCGTTTAATAGTCCCGGCAAATCAGTCTGGGTACGGTTAGACAAAGCAGATTTTAATATTAACAACTAAAATTCTCATTATGAGCAGTATTATTCAAGTTAAGATGGAAGAGCTAAATGCGCTTCCAGCAACGAAAATTGTCGAAAATGAAGGTGTACAAGCAAAGTTTATTCAAATGTACAATGCAATTTGGGGTACGGATAAGGGTGAGCAGATGTACCACAAAGAAGTATTCAATTTTCAAAAATTACTTCGGGATAACCCCGATGTAGCCACTTCAAGCAAAATATCCCTTTATGGCTGTTTCCTTGATATCGCAGTCAATGGACTAACATTAGACCAGACAGGGCATCCGCTCTGCTATATTCTGAGTCGCAACTGCAAAACTGGGTACAAAAACGAACATGGGAACGATATTTACGAAAAACGTGCATACGTTTCGGTTACCGGCTACGGTGAACTTACCATGCGTATGCGTGCCGGCCAAATTAAATATGCTGACAACCCCGTCGTCGTTTATGAGGGAGACCATTTCAAGGCATCTTTAGTCAATGGAGTAAAAAACATCGAGTACGAAGCACAATGCCCCCGCACATCAACCAAGGTTATCGCAGCATTCATACGCATTGTACGCAATGATAATTCAGTGGACTATCAATGGCTCATGCAAGGGGATATTGAACGCTTGAAGCATTATAGCGAAAAAGCAAATTCCAAATGGAATGAGCAGACCAGACGGAGAGAACTTGGTAATGCCAATGCTTTATACACTTCCAATAATGGCGGTATTGACCCCGGTTTCCTTGAAAACAAAATGATTAAACACGCCTTCGACGCATACCCTAAAGTACGTACCGGAAAATATACCATTATGGCAACCGACCAGGAGGAAGAAGAAATCATCGATTATGGAATTGTGGAAGATGCCAATATTGCACAGGAAGACCCAAACATTCCTTTCGGTGAAGAAAAACAGCTCACCGCACCGGAACCGGTATCTGTAAATGTCAGCAAAGCAGATGAAGAAGAAGGATTCTAACCATTAATACTTAAAGCTATGTCAACAGAATTAATAAAAGTAGAAGAGTTTACCTCTTTAATGAAAAGTGCCCCTGACGCCTTAGGCAAGAACCAAAAATCAATAGCCAACTGTAATTCAGCGGGACAGGCAATCTTAGATACGATTCAAGGAGAAGGTATGACTGATGAACTGGATGCCAAAGCTGCGGAGTATCTGAAGAAAGTCAATGTTACAATTACCAACATGAAAAGCCGTCGTGCGCCTGTTACCCAACTATTCGACCGTATCCGATCCATTTTCACGACAGATGAAAAAGCTATTGACCCAAAAGACAAATCAACAATTCCGGGCAAAATAGCTGCAGAACGTGACAGATATGCAGCACTGAAGCGTGAAGAAGAAAGAAGGAAGCAGCAGGAAATGCAACGACAAGCCAATATTGAAAAGGAAAAAGGAATGTATCGGCTTGCTATTGAACAGGCTATCAATACACACATGAGTTCCTATTTTGCCGAACAACAGAAGAATCTGAGCCATATTTGGGAAAGCATTACACTGGCTACATTTGAGCTGAAAGAAAAGAGTATCAGAGGTTGGTCAACTCTGTATCCTCGTGAGCACTTCGACACTTTCAATAAAGATATTACAACTTACTATCTGGACGCACAAACCAAAGAGAATATCAAGGCTGAAATTCTAAGCAATAAATATTCCGCTTTCTCTCAACAGTATAAGTTTGACATGGAGGATTTACGTCAGTCATTTATTGACCGTCTTTCCTCCAAAAAGCAAGAACTTATTGAGGAAGAAGAATTGCGTAAGAAAGATGCTGAAGCTGCTGCCAAAGCGGAAACCGAAAGGAAACAACGGGAAGAAGAGGAGCGAAAACAACGTGAACTTGAAATACAGCAAAAAGAACATGAGCAGCAACAAAAAGCGGAATCTTCTATACAATCCGCACAAATGAATAGTCTGTTTGCAACGGCTGCCGCTTCTGTTACAACAAGAACCAGCAAAGCCAAAGTGACTGAAAGGATTAAAATACTACACCCTGCCGGCTTCTTGGAAATATATCAGATGTGGTGGATAAATGAAGGTCAGAATCTGACAATAGAAGAACTTGAAAAAATCCACAAAAAGATGATTTCCTTCTGCGAAAAGAAAGCTAACAGCGATGATGAAATGAAAATCAAATCAAAATATATCCGATACGAAGAAGAAGTTAAAGCAGGAAAGTAATGGCAAATCCGGATTCATATTACTTGCGTACAGAAGTCAGCAACTCCGATCTGACAGAACTCAAAAACTATCTTTATCCCCGTACCCAGTATGGGGATAAAGAAAAAGCCTTCAAGTTTGGGACATTGGTAGATGCACTTATTACCGAAAACGAACGGGTACATTATAGTAAGCGCATGGTGGATGATGTAACCTATTCACGGGAAGATTTCGAGTTAGGCCTTGCCATGAGGGAAGCTTTAAGAAAAGAGGCAAGAAAAGACGAGTTCCTTAGAGCCGTTCTTTCCAACTCCGATACCCAGAAATTCATGGTAAACAAATCCCAGCGATTTCTCTACGGAAACTTTGAGTACACTCTTGATACCCGGTGTAAATGGGATTGGTGGTTACCGAGTTTTGGATTTGGCGGAGATTTAAAGACCACTTTTGCAGAATCACAAAACCAGTTCAATGAAGCTATAGATTTTTTTGATTGGGACCGTTCCAGAGCATGGTATATGGATATAGCAGGAAGCCAACAGGACTTTATCTATGCCATCAGCAAGAAGAACCTGAAAATATTCAAAGCATTCATTAGACGAGACGATGATACCTATAAACGTGGGAAAGAGAAATATGATGAATTGGCTTTTAAATGGTGGCAACTAATGGTCTAATTATATTTTATCAGAAAAATGAATAGAAAATTATTAAAAGCATTAGATGATAATGGCTTCGTTACTATTGATTTTCCCGAAGGAAGTGTGAAAGTCAATCCAGATACTTTGCAAGTATATACTCCCAAGGGGTATCCTGCAAAACAAAGGATTCTTTTCGGTTATAAGGCATCAATTATAACCTTCTGTTTAGGAAACAAACGACAAAAGACATACCATCTTTTCGAACACCGATTAGTTGTATATCTTTTTGGTGACGCAAATCACAATGTTATCAGCAAAGTTGCAGGAGGTGGCAGTAAGTATGAAATTATAGATCATTTAGACTCTAATAAGTTAAACAATCTTCCTGAGAATTTGCAAATCGTTACTAAAAGGCAGAATTCTAGTAAAGAGAAAACAATAAAGTCTGGGTTGCCTGTTGGAGTATCTTTAGACAAAAGAAGAAACAAATATCAAGCCAAGATCCAAATAAACGGTAAGAGAAAAACATCCAAATGCTTTGATACACCATCTGAAGCCAGCCAAGCTTATATTGAAATGCTAAATTCGTTATAATATGAACATACTTATCACACCCAAAGAACAAATCTGCAAGGAACTTACAGATATTGACTCATTCCTCAATATAACAATGAGCGAAAATGCAGAAGAAGCCGTATTGCGCGGAAATGACTTGGCTGTATATGTCGCCCGTTCAGGCAAGTTATTAGCTGATGCTAAATATTGGCTTAACGAAGCCATGAATTCCGAAACAATGAAAACACTTGCCGAAACAGCAAAAAATGCCAAGGCTACAGCTACGGCAATAAACGCTTTAGTAAACTCCCTTTGCAGGGAAGAACGATATTTGGTCGATTGGTGTGAACGGTGCAATCGAACCGCAACACATCAGCTATCATGGTGCGTGACAGTAATAAGCAAAGCCAAAGAAGAAATGAAAATGGCTGGTATGTACAACAATAACAACAGACAAAAATGCTAAACGACCAAGAAGCACCCAAATACTTGCTTTGGCTTCTTATAGCCATTATCCTAATGGGATTAGACGAAAACATTACTGGATTCCCATTCATCATGGGAGCCGGTATAATCATATATCTATTTATTAACATGCTTATTCTTACATCAAAGGATGAGCCTAAAAAAGAGAACAATGGAAACTGCAAAAATTGACATCAAGCAGGCTGTCATTAAAAAAGACAGATTAAATGTTGTGTACAACGAGCGATTCACAGAAGCCAACTACACAAACAAGGTTACCAAGAATTGCGACCAAATCGTACATTCCGAACTGAAGGAGATTTTTAATCACTTGAAACTGCATCTTGTGGTATTATGCGAGCAACCCGAAGCGGAAAAAATCTACAAATCAAGTTTTACATCACCGGGCTTTGATGAAACTCTGAATAACTACTTCATTACCGGATATGCCAATGATAGTAACGATGGAGTACCGGGTATAACCATAATGGGAGGCAAATTACTACAATCCGGTAAAATTGTGGATTTGAAAATCTTTACTCCATTCGGAGACGAAGAATATAAATTTTCAGAAGAACTACAAATAGATGCAGCAGCTTGCGATGCGGAAGTGGAAGCATATCTCTTTGAAGAGAAATGGGGCATTAAGCAAGAGCGGTTAGACTTTGATAGCGATATCCCCGATGAAGCTGTTACCGATACAGAAGAACTTCCTGCAGAAGAAGAAAAGCCTAAAAGAAAAAGCAGAAAGACCAAAACTATAGCTCCTGCCGCTTAATCAAATTCGGGGCTGATTTCGTCAGCCCCATAAAACTCTAAATTACAAGTCATGATTATAGAATTAAAAGGAAACGTTTTTGAAGTTACTTTCAAGTACAAGCCCACTATTGTTGACAGAATACGTCAAATCACAGGCAAGAGATATGACGGAAGCAGAAAGAAATGGCTTATTCCTGTTTCCAGTCGTGTCGAACTTGAAAAAATGGTCTATCAAATCAGACCATTTGAAAATATCCAATGGGTTACAGGACAACAGAAACAAGAAGAAGAGGAAGAAGTTGCATACAATATACCGGAGCTGCCGGAGCTTGATATTCCCCACTTACTAAAAGTAAACCCATATCCCTATCAATTAAAAGGAATTGCAAGAGGATTACAGCTCAAACGATTCATGAATTGCGACGAGCCGGGCCTCGGAAAGACACTGCAAAGCATTGCAACCATTAATCTTGGGAATGCCTTTCCTTGTTTGGTTATTTGTCCTTCTGCCTTAAAGGTTAATTGGGAAAGAGAATGGCATAAGTTCACAGATAAAAAGGCAATGGTACTGACGGACAAAGTACGAGATACATGGACTTTCTTTTATCAGACTGGCATGTATCAGGTATTCATCGTTAATTATGAATCGCTTAAAAAATACTTTGTACAACGTATCAAAAAAGAATCTGGTTGGACTTTAAGAGATGTGGAATTCAGAAACAGCATCCAACTTTTCAAATCTGTAATCATTGATGAAAGCCACCGTTGCAAATCATCATCCACTCAGCAGGCTAAATTCTGTAAAGGTATATGCAATGGTAAGGAATGGGTTATTGAACTTACCGGAACTCCAGTTGTCAATAAGCCTAAAGATTTAATTCCGCAGTTATCTATCCTTTCCAGAATGGAAGATTTTGGAGGATATAAGACATTCGTCAATAGATATTGCTCCGGCCAAAATGAAGCATCAAACCTGAAAGAGCTTAACTATATGTTATGGACTAAATGTATGTTCCGGCGTGAAAAGTCATTGGTGCTAACAGACCTTCCCGATAAAATACGACAAGTAAATACTTGTGAGATAACTAACCGTAAGGAGTATATCGATGCAGAGCGTGATCTTATCATGTACCTACAGAAATATAAAGAAGCGGATGATGAAAAGATAGAGAAAGCATTACGAGGTGAAGTCATGGTACGTATTAATATCCTCCGCCAAATATCAGCCAGAGGGAAAGTACGTGATGTAATTGAGTTCGTAAAAGACTTTCGTGAGAATGGAAAGAAAATCATCCTCTTTTGCTCACTTCACGAAGTGGTAGATCAACTGAAAAGTTATTTTCCTACGGCTGTATCTGTAACAGGAAGGGACTCACAAGATGAGAAACAAAGAGCAGTGGATTCTTTTCAAAACAATCCCAAAACGGATATTATCATCTGTTCCATTAAAGCTGCAGGAGTCGGACTGACCCTAACTGCATCAAGCAATGTTGCCTTTGTTGAATTCCCCTGGACTTATGCCGATTGTTGCCAGTGCGAAGACCGTGCGCATCGTATAGGGCAAAAGGATTCTGTAACCTGTTACTATTTCCTCGGCCGACGTACCATTGACGAGAAAGTTTACCGTATCATTCAAAATAAGAAAGCTATTGCTAAGGATGTTACCGGTTCCACGGAAGATATAGAAGAGAATATCGTTGATATGGTAGCTAATATTTTCAGCACAGATTATGATGATGAAGGTTTCTAAAATAACACCACAACAAAAAATAGACCGGCTGAAAAAAGCCGGCTATCAAGTTCAAGAAAAAGGTAATAAAATCCGTGCCGCTAAAGGTTCTTTGATAATCAATGGCACTATAAACCAAGTACACAAAGAAGTTTTTAACCGATAATTATATTGATATGAATACGTATAGCAAATATGTACCCAATGTTTTTCTCGCAAAATGCAGTGAAAAACACGAAAAAGGAGAAGTTATTGAAGTTACAACCAAATATGGCAAAGAGAATGAATGTATTGTATTCAATCTCATCTATGAACGTGAAGGCTTTTATTATTACTCCATCGTCAGAGCTGACGGATTTAATGTGCAAGAATGGGCCAAACAAAGAGCCGAGCGCCGCCATGATTGGGCCCAGTCTGCCGGACAAAAAAGTAACGAATATTTCAACCGCTCGAACAAAGACAAAGATTTTCTTTCTCTTGGAGAGCCAATCAAGGTCGGACACCATAGTGAGAAACGGCATCGAAAAGCGATTAATGATGCTTGGAACAATATGGGAAAAAGTGTTGAATTTAGCGACAAGGCTGCCGAACACGAAAGAATTGCCAAATATTGGGAAGAAAAGGCAAACACTATCAATCTTTCTATGCCGGAAAGTATCGATTTCTACGAACACAAGTTAGAGAAAGCGAAAGAATACCATGAGGGATTGAAATCCGGCAAATATCCGCGTGAACACTCCTATTCTCTCGCTTATGCCAAGAAAGCAGTTAATGAGGCACAAAAGAATTACGAATTAGCTAAAAAACTATGGGGAGATTATCTGACGAATGGTGTTGTATGAACTGCGCCCGATTGAACGAATGTTTAATGAATGAACCAGATTTAAATTTACTTGACTATTGCGTGGCATACAGAGATTTAGAAAATAAAGAAGATTAATTTAAAACGGAACAGTTATGAAACAGACAGTAGAAGAAGCGGCTATGAATTTTGCCAAGAAAGAAGCGGACTAATATGGATGAAAAAAAACTTAGACAAATGAAAAGATACAGAATATACAGATACGGACTTTTTGACCACATTTTTGACGTTCAAGTGAAAAAATGGTATGGCTGGGTACTTGTTAAGAGGTTTAAGGCAGATATAAGTTCTGATGACACAATGATAGATAATATTTACTATTGTGAAATGTTATCCAAGGAACTTTTGGAAAAATTGGAGGAGGAATTATGAAATCAAAACAAGTATTATCAGTCGAACAGATGAAACATTTGCAGGAGCTTGGGCTGGATACAAGCGATGGAAGCATGTGTTTTGAGTGGAATGAATCAGATTCAGACAACATGGTTGTAACCTCTCCGGATGCCGATACGAATTACGACTATTATCATGAAACTTACACTTTGCAGGACATTCTCGATAAGCTGCCGCCTGTCATAAAAAAATATTATTGGCTTGCAATCAGAGTTAGTGCACACAAGGGAATGTGGTATGTAGAATATAATGGAAGAGGGTGTACTTTATCTTATTTTTATTCAGAAAATCTCATTGACGCGGCCTACGGGATGCTGTGCTGGTGTATTGAAAAACAGATATATTAAAACTAAAGAAAAAGAATGAAAGCACATGTAATGAAACTTGAAAACAATTGTGTGATTGTTGACGAGGAATATTTTAATGAGATAAAGAAGGAGTCAGAATTTAACCAGGAAAAGATAAATGAGATTGCCGAAGAAAGGTCTTTGAAATATGTCAAAGAAAGCGGCATCAAACTTTCCTATAAAGTAAACGATATACCTTATCTTTTTCACCACGACTTGTTGTATGAAATAAATTATGATGAGAGAGGTTATCCTGAATCTGTGTTAGAGAAGGTGAAGTATGTTATTGCAGACGATATAACAGAGGCTTTGAACGACAAGTTTAAAGGACTGAAAGACGAGGCTTTGAATTACGCAATAAGCGAGTTTGACAAGCGGAAATACGGTTTGGAGGCTACTGCAAAAATATGGAAATGTATTGCATTAATCTTTTTCATTATGACTATTGTTTCAACAACCGCATTATTTATATAGTTATGACCGAAGAACTTGTGACATTAGAGACTGCGAAGCTGCTGAAAGAGAAAGGTTTCAATTGGAAGTGTGAACACATAATAGGCTGCAATAAGGTTATTACAAAATATGACCTTCCGCAAAGTATGTCGTGTTGTACGGAAATAGATAACGAATCAGTTGAATTTTTGTGTCCAACATTGTATATCGCCCAAAAGTGGCTGCGTGAAAATCATTCTATTCATATAGCTGTTGATTTTAATCAATATGGACGATGGTATTATCGACTTTACGATATAAAGGATTATGATTTTCTTTCTGAAACAGAAGTTGATAAAATTTATAAATCTTACGAGGAAGCACTGGAAGCTGGAATACAAGAAGCATTAAAACTTATATAACTATTATGAAAAAAGGAATTTACACAAAAGAAAATGTAGGTAATGGTGTATTCATCTTTACCGCCAACAAGAGTTTTGTAGAACCTAAATTTTGGGGACTGCATGAAGAAAACGAACAGGCACAATGTGTAGTTATTATCCATGATGGCAATGCTTTATTCTTCTATCCGGAAGATATGGATAATGATACCCATATTCTTCTTGATTGGGAGAAAGAGCAAACAGGGAAGATATATCCAACCACAGAAGAAGGTATGAAGGATACCGATGGAATAAGTAATACCAAAGCATTGGCTGCATCCGAAAGCGAAATTGCTGAGAAAGTCATAGCATTGGACTTATGTGGATTAAGTTGGCACATTCCTACACTACAAGAGAGTGTCTTAGGGTATGAACATGAAATTATGCTGAAGGCAGCCTTAACTATCTGCGGAAAACAACCAATGAAAAATGAATGGTATTGGTGTTCTACAAGAAAAGCAAACAAACGCATTTTTATTCTCGATTGGCTCGACGGTAGGTATGACTACAGCTATCAGGACAATTATAATTGGGTTCGCCCCGTGTCCGCTGCCTCTCTTAATTCACTTTAACCTTATAAATGATTATAACTATGGCAAAAGTATTTATAACAAAGTATGCCTTAACAGAAGGTATTAAAGAGATAGAAGCAAATATTATTAGAAGTAGATTTGGAGATGGAGAATATGTAAGGGATGGTTTATGTTCTTACTTCTGTATAGGGGAAAACGCATTCACCGATAAATCCGAAGCCTTGAAAAAGGCGGAAGAAATGAGGATTAGGAAAATCGCTTCTCTTCGTAAACAGATTGAGAAACTTGAGAAATTATCTTTTAAAGTAGAGGAGATTTGATTATGGAACAAGAAAGAAAAATCGGAGAGGTATTTGAATATAATGGAGAAAAAATTATCGTGAAAAAAGATAGCGATTTTATATACGAATGTGATAGATGCGTCTTTAATGGTAAACCGGAATGCGGTGATTATTATTGCTTGCATTTTGAAAGACAAGATAAACAAGATGTGCACTTTGAAAAAGTGGAGGATTGATTGAAAGAGGAGCTTATAAAGAAAAAACTGCTCGCAGAATTTCGGGAATGGTTCTGTGAAGGTTACTGCCAATTCTACGGAATGGATGACTACTGTAGATGTTGCCCGGTCAAGGATGAAAACTGCTGGTTAAGAGAAGTTGAAAAGCCTGCCGGGAAAAAGGGGAAACGGAAACCCATCCGTTTCTGTGATACATGCAGGAACTTTAAATCGGATGAAAGAGAATTGAATGATGATGAAATGGATAGAGCTGTTGAGGAGTCAGCCAAACGACATTATAGTGACCTTTGTGCGTTAAACCATTCTCTTAGATTTAAAATGCCCAACGAATATAACGATGATAATTGGGGATTTTATTGCAAAGAGTGTAAGGATTACGAAGAAATATAATTGATAATGAAGCGTGAAATAAAAAAGTTCATATAGCATGAAGATAATTGTTAGTTTTTCCGGTGGTAAGGATTCGCAAGCCTGTTTAATCCAGGCTGCCAATAAATATGGAGCCGATAAAATAGAAGCCGTATTTTGTGATACAGGTTGGGAGCATCCCGATACTTATCAACATATTAGTAACGTGTGCAAACAACTTGATGTCAGATTAGTAATTTTGAGAAGTAAGAAATACACTGATTTTGTGGATATGTCTATCAAACGTTCCCGATTCCCGTCTTCCCAAAGAAGGTTTTGCACCTCTGAATTAAAAATAAAGCCGATGATTGATTATATTCTCTCACTTACTGAACCTTGCTTGATAATTCAAGGTATTCGAGCAAAAGAAAGCAAAGAACGCGCCAAACTTCCTTATGAGTGCAACTACTTCGGAGAATATTTCGAACGTGTGAAAATGAATCGTAAAGGAAAGGTTATTGAGGTATGGAAGCAAGATTATCGTAGAAAAGATGTGCTTAAATGGTGCGAACATTATGATGCCAGTGTTTCCCGCCCAATCTTCCAATGGTCAGCACAAGAAGTTATAGACCAGATCCTTTCTGCTGGACAAAATCCAAATCCTTTATATTATCGTGGATTTTCCCGAGTTGGTTGCTATCCCTGTATTATGTGCAGGAAGCAAGAGGTAAAGCTAATTTCGCAAGAAAAGTTTGGACGAAGTCGCTTGATAGATGCCGAACAACGAATGAAAGAAGAAACCCCAAATGGTTCGTCTTTCTTCTCACCGGGCTACATCCCTAATCGTTTCTGTAAAAATAAGACTTATCCAACAGTAGAAGAAGTTTTCGAGTATGTAAACCGGAAAGATGCCGGCATGGATGATATGTTTGAACCTGAAGGTGGATATAGCTGTATGAGCCTTTATCATGGGCTTTGTGAATAAGAAGTTTAATTCAAATCCGAACAAATATGAATAATATATTTACAATTTGCTATTCAGAAGAAGAGGCTAACGAAATTGGACATTTCATAATGCGAAAAGGCTATGAAGGTGTTCAAAATGACAGTTACAGATATTGTCGTGAAGCGATTCGGTGGGCTTTCAGACAAGCTAAAAGACATCATTCAAATTGCATCTACATTGGCGTTAGAGGTTGTCAAATGATTGTATCCAAGAACAAAAGGAGACTTCGCAGGAACAGACTAAAATACATTGAGAAGAAACGAATATTTTACAACTTATTGAGCAGCTATTCAGAACGAATAGCAAAAATGACTAAAGAAAAATGTGTTGTATGCGGAAAAGAAACTGTATCAGTCATTAAGACTGATGCAGGCTATATCTGCTATAACTGTTATGCTGAGCAAAAGAATCCATCCAAAAGAAAAAGGAAGAAAAACAACGAGGAAGAACGTATGCAATGCAAGTTCTTTGAAGAAGTGGGAAAGCTATTCCCTAGGTTGCCCAATAAACTTCTTTTCGCTGTTCCGAATGGTGGAAGCCGCCATATAAGGGAAGCCGCTAATCTCAAACGGCAAGGTGTAACTTCCGGCGTATCCGATGTTATCCTACTAATCCCAAAGAAAGGCTACGCTTCGCTATGTATAGAGTTTAAGACAAAGAAAGGCATCCAATCGGAAGAACAAAAAGAATTTCAAAGGCAAGCGGAAAACTGCCGAAATAAGTATGTTATTGCCCGCAGTGTCAAACAAGGCATTGACGCACTAAAGGAATATCTGCTATAAAGGTGAGGGGGTCGCTATTCACGAGACCCCCTCACTGCTATTTTGAGACTTTTATAAATTCATTGTAATCAATCTTTGTGTTGGGATTAAAATTAACCAATTCCAGTTTATACCCCTTTGTGCCCCAACTCCACCACAAGAATTTTCGTTTTGGGATTCGATGAACAGCAGCCGCCAGACTATCACGAATATTATAATAAACCGTAGAATCCTTGAAACAGGCTATCACATGAGACCATTTGCTATTAACCTCTAAACAATCCGACCTGTCCGGAAGTGGATGCCAACGGTCTGCATAGATTGTTTCTGTTGAATGAATCCCGGTTTTAACCAAAGCCTCAAGATGCTTGTTTTTAATTCCGAGTTCTTTTATTGTTTGAGCATCATCTGCACGATACTCTTTCAGCTCATCAATAGTCAAGTTCAATGCCGATACGGAAACAGCATTTAAACTATCCTGAATTTTATAACGCTCGATCTCTTTATTTAATACAGAAATATTATTTGAATGACGAGCACATTCACTATGCAAACCCCTATTGTATTTAATTAAGATACCAATAACCAATATTAGTATCCCGACAGCCATCAGCATCCACTTCTTCATTTGATTTTAAGATAATTAATAATACCAATAACATGAGTCTCTACAATACTTTTCTTCCCTTCTTCCGATAATAAGAAATCCACATCTTCCATATTATCCTGGAATAAGTTTTCGGTCAAAACTGCCGGACACTTTGTGTGCTTCAAGATGTAGAAGTTGCTTTCCTTATCTGCATCACCGTCTGTGGTATCCTTGCGCACCTTCATATCCGGCAAAAGCTGTCCGGCCGCTGCATATAGACAATCAGCCAGTCTGTCGGCTTTCGTCTGACCTGCCGAAGTCCATGCTTCCCAACCGCGCGCCTGCATCCAGGCAGAACCATTTCCCGCTGCATTACAGTGAATGGATACAAGGATAGTGTCACCGGACTTGTATTCGTTTGCCCTACGACAACGCTCGGATAAGGGGACATCTATTTCCTCTTTGACGATACGTTCGGCATCAACGCCTTGTTTGCGCAATTCCGCTTCCAAACGTACAGCAATCTCACGGGCATACGCATACTCTTTCAATCTTCCGTCCGGTGAACACTTGCCCGGAGTGTTACTTCCGTGTCCGTTGTCAATCAATATTTTCATTCTGCACGTCCTCCTTGAAATATTTGTCATAAACCACACGAGCCACCCATCCGGCAACAACACCGACACCGAATGATACAACAGTAGTCAGATTTACCCAAAACGGAGTGTAGTGCATGTAAAGCATAACTCCCACGATGATAGCGATAACAATCGCTGCAATAATCAGTTTCTTTTTCATTCTGTTACTCCTTATTTATTCATGTTATTAAAAAATTCAACCTTAGCCTCATCAATGGCTGTTTTGATATTGGCATAGGCACGTGCGTTATTGGCGCCGACAGGATTATAGATTTCCGACTCTATTATGTCTGAAAACTTCTTTACCCAATCCGTTGACATAAACTCACTGAGCCTTTTTCCGCGGTGAATAAAGTTATCGAGTTCAATACTCCGCTTTTTGATTATGGCATTACAACGCGTCTCTATTTTTCGTCTCGTCTTCTGCTTATCATCAATATTGTTCTCATCGCGCACATTGCGGACCAGCCGGCACAGCCTTTCACAATCAAGGTCAAAGAAGTTGTTACAAACCGAATTTATCTGCATCTGAGAAATAGGTTTTAGCCCCTCGTTAATATCAGAAAGGACCTCATTTTGAGCCTTGGTTTCCACGAGCAAATCATTTATCACCTTTTCCTGCCTGGTTATCACATTATCCACCAAATGTTTGAACCATTTGAAAATGAATAGCCACATCACACCGCATATAATGAGGAAGAAGGCTCCTGCAATGGCCACCATGCCAAAATCGCTAATCCCCTTGCCCACCTGAAGGGCAGCATTCACTGCATCCGTATTCATATTTTTGTCATTTTACTTTATGGATAGGTTTATACGAAAAAACTGCTCGACCATCACTTGGACTGTGAATTATTTTATCCCAGCCATACTTTTCCACCAAATTATTACTCGCTTTCATAACTCTTTTCTCCTAAAATATAAGCCAAGAGAGAATTTGAAGCATAAAAAAACAGCCGGAATTCGACTGCTTTAACTTTTAATGATTATCTTTGCAACATCTCACTTACAAACGCAAATTGCTACTAGAACATCAGAGGGTATATGCCCCCGGTTACGTTCTAGTAGCGTCGTGCGTTAATATGTAGGTGAGATGACAATTAACAGGCCGGGGGCTTTTCTGTATTCTTCTCCCCCCTTTTTTATTCTAAAAAGTAGATTAAAAGCTATCTCGGCACTGTAAAGTTATTGAGGTATTGTTGTATATAATTTTCAGAATTAAAACATCTTGGGTAGAATATCAGTAGATTCCATACATTCTACCCACATTCTACCGGGCGTCTAAAATCAGGTGTTTTTTTCTTCCTTTTTACAGCCTTCAAATCCCGAATAATCGTATTAGAAAGAACCTCTGAATACACCTCCGTAGTTCTGACGGAAGTATGACCAAGTAGCTTTTGGACGGTGGTAATCGGAACGCCCTGGTGAACAAGCAGGGTCGCACAAGTATGACGGGCCGTGTGATAGGTTATGTGCTTCCTTATCCTGGCAAGGGCAGCTAATTGGGCAAGATACTTATTGGCCTCTGAATTGGGTCCGATTTTAGCAAAATCAGTTACTATATCGTAACGTTCCAATACAGCCAATGCCTTACCCTCAAACAAAAGATGTAGCGGAAGCCGAAGTTCTACTCCTGTCTTAATGGATGTGAAGTGTAACCAACGCTTACCGTTTACCTTGATAAAGTTGGCCGGAGATAGCTGGCAAAAGTCTGAGAAGCGCAGTCCGGTATAGCAGCAGAACAAGAAGGCATCGAGTACATGGCGGAGCTTCTTGTCCACATCAAGGTTCTCCAGCCTCTTCAACTCATCCGGGGTTAGGAATTCTTTCCGCCCCTTCGCTTGCTTTATCTTGTACTTCCGGAAGGGGTAGGCATCGGAAGGAATATACCCCTGATTAATGGCCTCATTCACTAATGTACGAAGCTGCCTCATGTGTTTGGCAACTGTATTAACACTATTTCCTTTCTCTTTCAAATGCACTTCAAAATCCCTTAAAAAAGTATAGGTAATGTCTTTGAAATCCAATCCGGGACGGAACTCCTGAAGCACGGTTATCGTTGTCAGAAGATTTTCCTTGGTACTTCTTTTACGGTCGGATTCCTGAATATAGGTTCTGGCAAATACGGGGAAAGTGACATTGACCGGCTTGTCTTTCTTTATCGCATCTTTAAGTAGTGATAGCGTTACAGGAATGCCGCGCTTCCATAAGGATAACTCAATCGCTTGCAGGTGTAGGACAAACTCAAACAGCATCGAATTGAGGTCATGAGCCTGTGGGTGATTATCAACCTGGGCATTGCGACTGTTCCAATGTTCCGGCTTGAGATATAAATTTGTACGGAAATAAACTTTCCTCTGATTGAGCAAGGCTTCTACTTGCACAAGAGCCGTTCCCTGTTTGTTTAGCTGTTTCTTTCTGTTGTAAACTAAGCGGTATTTGATTTTATCCATTTTTAAGCCAAATGTACTTTTTTGGTCGAGAAGCTGCAAACCGATGTGGGAGAACTGATACCAGTGGCTACCTTTCAAAAGAGTGGACTTTGGGAT